CCATCGTTCATTACCATATTCATCTGTACCAAAATAATATCCTATCATAGGATCACTACTATTATACACATGAAATAGTTTACTATTAAGAAATAAATACTTAATTGAAAATACGTTATAAAAATCACATTGTTTGCGTGTAATTCCAAACTGTTTTAAATAAGTAATATCTGTTGTAGTAAATTCTTGTTTACTAACACCAATTATTGATTTATTTGATTTAGTTATTTCTGTAACTATTTGTTTTGTTTCAACATAATTAACAGATAACTTAAAATCATCATGTATTTGATACATAGCATCATTATAAGAAATATTAAATTTCTTAGCTACATAACCTATAGCATTATATGCTTCTTTTAAAGCATAATCATATATTAATAATGTGTTATCAGAATGTACAAGAAATTTACAACTTGGATGAGCATCTTTTCTTACAGTAGATGAAAATTGTTTAGTAGTATAAGGTTGACCATAATGCTCAAATATTGCTTTTTGATCAATATGTTGAAATAGTGTTTCTCTATTTAATAATGGTCTTGATTTAATCATAAAATAAAAAGAGTATAGATAGCAATACTACTATCTATACTTTATAATTATTAATTAAAACCCTGCTTGTTCTTCAGAAAAACTATTGGTTTTAGGTGTTGTTTCTTCTGCTGTTCCTAACGAACTAGTAATCAATTGATTAATAATTTCATCAGGTATTTTAGCAAAAACAAAGTCTGTAGGGTAAAGAATAGTCATAGACTTACCTTTAGAACTCATATATTTTTGTTGAGCAGCAAAATGTTTAATCCAATTGTTTAATCCAGTATTAGATTTACGTTGAAAATAACCATTGTATAGGTTTTGATATACATTACCTTTACTTGCTGAAACAACAAACAAAGCTCTTAATTCATTTTTAGAATTAGGATCTTTAAATATAGATTTGAAATCTACAAAATCACCTTCAAATTCTTTTTTATAATTATCAGGTCTACAAGCATCACCAGGTTTAACATTAAACCAAGTTTTTAAGAAGTTTACTAATGCTTCTTCACCAATATATGCTGGTCTAGCAGTATCTACTTTAAAACCATATTGAATAGATGTTTCACTAACAGATTGTAAATCTACAGCCCAAGCAGTATTACCTGCTAAATCTATATATTGACGTTTACCAGTAGTAGATTCAAACTCTTGATTTCTTACATCAAAAGAAACAAATGATTTAAGAACTTCGTTTTTTAAGTTTTTATAAGTAACCCAAAAACGAAATGTAGCTACTGTAATATTTTCTTTGAGTTTAATATACTCTGGCTCTTTTTCGGAATTTACACCTAATTTTTGTAATTCTTTTTTTGTAGGATTGAAAGCAATAGGAGTTATATCTCTTAACCCCCAAAACTGTTCTATTTGTTGTACTACTACTTCTTCTTGATTATTACTTTGAATAAAAGACATATAAATATTTATTAAATGTTATTAAAAATAGAGTAGTAACATAGTATTACTACTCTTAAAATTAGATTAATCTGCTAATTCTTCAGTTACTTCAGGAGCTTCTTCTTCACTCAAGTCATTCTCATATAGATCTTCACCAGAAGCAATAACTTTTACAACAACGACACCGTCTTTATTGTAAACTTCTTCTAATTTCATTTCTACTGTTTTAATGTTAGCATCATCTAAGAATTTACGAAATTCTGATGAAGTAAAGATACGACCTTCACCTTTTAACATAACAGATTTATCATTAGCTTGAATAATCAAGAAAATTTCATCTTTGTTAACAGGGTTATAACTCAATGTTAATCCGTTTTCTTTCAAGTTATATTTTTCTTGAGTAACAGGAGATACATTAAAACGTTGTGTTTTATTAGAGTACATTAAGTCGTAATTATAAACTACTTTACGAGTGTTAGCTCTGGAAACAGTAACTAAGGAAGCAATGTCAAATGCCATAATTGTAATAATTAAATTAAATGATTGTTTTGTTTGAATTGATATGATTTGTACTATACTATATCAATGATAAATTAAATGATAAATTTATTCTTTAGAAGGAAGATCAGGTGTATCTAAACCTTTATCATAAGCAGAGATACATTTGAGTACATAATCTAAATCATTAGGAATTAGCTTATCTGGAAACATTCCTTCTGGAGATTTACATACTTTTGAACCATCAGTAATAGTTCTAAAATAGAATGAAGGAGTACCGCTACCAAATACTATTTCAGTATGAAGCATTACAGTAAACAAACCTGCTACTTTAATGTGACCATCTAATATTTTACCAATAGTTTTCATATCAGATTTACCATCATCTTTAATCTCATTATGAGCTAAAAATACAATAGTTAAATCTGAACGTAGTGGAGCAATAAATTTAGGACCAGTAAGATCATAAATATGTTTAGCCATTTCATTGAATTTAGTAAATCCAATTTCTTTAGCTCTCTCCACAAACTCATCTACTAGCGTATATTGGAAGTCATCTACTATAATAGTTTTGATTTCTGGTCTTTTATTAGAAATATTTGTAATAGATACAGCTATTTCTGAATGATCCATTGTAAACTTATAATTCTTATTTTCAATACTAAATTTATTAACCCAACCTCTAAAAGGAAGTGCTTTATTAGCAACATTAATAAGAACTGTTTCTTTTGGATCAAGATTAATTAAAGAACGTGATTTACCAGAACCACTTTCTCCAATAATTAATATACTTTTAGCCATTTATTGATTGTAAGTATTGTTTATACTCCATCATAGAATTATGTTGAAGTAAATGTTTGAAGGGAATCCAAGTTACTTCACCATCTCTGTTTTTAAGTATATGAACAGCTAAGAGACTTTTTAATTCTCTATCCCAATCCAAATACTTCTTCACATTAGGGTATAACTCAGGTCTTTGAAGAATAATAATAACATTTGCAAACTGTGCTAATGCATCACTACCAAATAAATCACTTGCTAAAGGATAAGGATTTGTTTGACGAATCATGTCTTCAATATTACGATTTAACTGAGATAATAAGATAGCACTTATTCTATCAGATACTGTAAGTTCTTGAAATGTAGCAGCAAGCTTAGTTATTTTTTGTTCTTCTGTTTTTTCGTTACTCGATGTTATTAAACGAGTATGATCAAATAAATTTATAATGTGTATATCAGGATATTTCTGACGTAACTCTTTATTTACAATTTTAATTCGTTCAGGAGTAACATTTTTATTAAAAAAATAAAATGGATATTCTGTAACATACGATTTCATCTGTTTAATAATATTGAAATCTGTTTCATCTAATATTTCTTTTGCTGAATTAATTTCACCAACAGTTTTACCTGTTTTAGAAGATATAAAACGAGTTACTTGTTGAGTATTTCTCATTTCTAAATTCCAAAACAAAATAATAAATTTAGATAAATCATTATAATCACAAATATTAAATAACAGCGCAGAAGAAAAAGCACTTTTACCAACCGAAGGTCGACCACCAATGATATATTGAGTAGATTCTTGTATTCCACCACCTAATGTTTCATCAAATGTAAACCATTCAGTTTTTAATGGTTTAATTAAACCATCTTTACGCTTCTCTATTTCTACTATTGTATTATCATACGATGTAGTAATATGTTCAAAACCATAATTGTTAAGAACTTCTTCGTAAGAAATTTGGTGTTTCTGATCCATTATATTCCTCTGCTAATTTTTGATGTTCTTTCCAAATTTCACTAGTTAAATATTTTTGAATATTCATATTTATTTGATTGTTTTGAACAGCCCAATTAAGAGCTATCATCATTCTATCAAATACTAGTTTAGTAAGAATTTTTTTATTGAACAATGTTTGTAACTCTTCTTTATCAACCATTTTAAGATTAATCTTAGGAAGATGTGGACCACTAAAATTAGTTATCCAGGTAGGATACAATTCATAAAATTGTTCAAATTCAGTTAATGTAGCAAATAAGGAATCTATATATTTAATTGTAATTTTATAGGTATCAGGTATATATTGTTTAGGTATAGTAGGGTTTAATACTTCTATAAAACCTGTTTTTTCTAAATAATCTATATTATAAATAATATAAAATATTATCACTGAATAAATTGGTCCGATTAGTATGTCCCACCATCGGCTAATACCACCAAATGGAAATAATAAGGTGAATGATTCTATTTGAATCTCAGTTACAACCGGAACTGAACCGATTATAAAATAGTAAATTACCCAAAAAAGAGCAATCAGGATGGCAGTCACAAGTGACCACCGAAACATCAATTTATTTCTTCTAATCTTATTCATCTTCAATCT